AGAAAATCGTTTCCGCTTATGATGTCTTTACTCCAATTTTCAAAAACCAAAAAATCGGGGTCGCATTCTACTCTCTTCTCTTCTGTTCTCTTTTCTTCTACTCTCTTCTCTTCTCCTCTATATTGCTTTTTTTCGCTTTCGGAATTTAAAGCGGTCGCTTTCGTTTCGCTTTCGTTTCGCTTTTTTGGACGGCCACCAAGTTTGCCATTTTCAGAATTTACTTTGGAAATTATACCGCGCTCATGTAACTGAGCGTCAAGAAATGAAATACTGATAATATCGCTTTTTACCTTAATATGACCGTTTTTAATAAGCGACTCGAAAGCGGTCGGTTTTGATTTTGAAAGCCTTCGTTTAATTTCGCTTAGTTTTAATTGCCCGGATTTTATCCAGTAGTGAGCGCAAACGTTTATGAACAATCCCTGAACCTCATCGCCCTCAAGGGTAATGTTTCCGGTAATCCACTCGGCAGAATCAAATTTGAAGTAGGGGAGTTCTTTCATTTGAACAGATATGGTTGGTTAGCAACAATAATTTGTTTGCACCTTTTCAATCCGCGCTGAACCTTAATTTCATCGCACCAAATCTTATACGGATGGTAACGTCTTTCTCCCCATGGATAGGCCACCCGTAATGCCTTGCGAATTTCCTTTTCGGATTGCCCCTGTGTTGCCTTTAGGACCTCGGCAATGATTGGCTTTGCTGAATCTCTCCAAGTGTGACTCATACGAATTTTATCCCGTTAAGGCGACCCATAACACGTATTAGATTGGTTGAGAACCGATCGTAAAAACCACGACACACAATGTCTTTGCCTTCAATGGTTCCCTTATGGCAAGAGAAATGAGCGTCAGACTGTTTACAATCGTTTAGTATCTCCTTCATCCGCTTGATACCAACTATTCGGTTAGCGGAAAATAAGCATTGATCGCATTGCTCCTTTTTGATTTCCAGCATGGTTATAAAAAAAAATGCCCGGCTCGTGGATGAGAAACCGGGCAGGGCTAAGAGTTTTAGTGCTTGGCCTTACCCTTTATCGCTGTCATCCACGAGCAACAATAAAGGGCAGTAATTAAATTACACGACAAATATAACTTACACTATTTACACTTCAATGCTTTACCTCCTAAATTTTGATGAGCCTTGTCATTCTTTTTCAGCCGGAACCAGCCCTTTAATAGTCCCCAGGTAGAACCAATCCCATTCCCTGCCGTCTCTTTTAAGGCCTTTGATTAGCTTCTGCCGCCTGTGTGGATCGGTGGGGCGGGTGTCGATGCGGGACTTGATTCTTTCTTTGGTCATAAGTTCATTCCGAAATAGTTAGTAATATCACTCAGTTGGGTAGCGATTACAATATAGCCCTTCCAATGCTCGTGAAATTTCTTTTCGTCCGGTGACAGCTTCCGGGCGCTTGGCGACTGGTTCGGGTCTTTCAATTCGACCAAAATAGTCTTCCAGTATTTTCCAGTTGGCTTGTCGTAAGCCGCATTACTGACAACTAAATCAGGAAAGCCATTGCCAACCATAGAAGTAATGGCCACGCTGAAGCCTAACTGACGTAGTTGGTTTACTATCTTGGTTTGGTTTCCGTCTGTTCTTTTCCAACTCATTGATAGTATTCGTTAGGTCTCCATATTTTAGTTCCACAAGGCAGTGTGATAAGAACCCCGCACCGGCCTTTATTATCCCAAGCGGTTCCCATAATCCGGCCCTTAAAATCCCTGGCCACTATCATCGGAACTGTAGCTTGGTACTTTATGCCGGAGCGCTCGTGGGTGCAGGTGTTAACGATGGTCATTTCAAAATGAAATTAAGCACAATAATTTGTTGATTGATTTTTTTGTATCCGGTTTTGGTCATTTCTTAGTCCATTCTTTTGAACGTTTTAGATAGATTATGAAAGTGTCAAGAGGATCGTATTTTGTTCCGTGCTGTTCGTTATACGCGGTAACTGCATCCTCTAACTTTTGTTGCCATGCGCCCATTGACAAATCATCGTCATCAAAGGCTTTCATAAATTCGTAAACTTTTATCTGGTTGGTCATGGGTTCTCTAATTTGCTTTTAACGTGTTCAATGAATTTCTCCATCTTATATCGATAGTAAAGTTCTGAATCAGTATAGCCTTCTGGGTTCTGTTTCCATGCCACGTACAGGGCAGCGCGTAAACGTTGGCTTTGTGTTTTTCCTCCTGATACTTCCGGCTGTAGGCCGTCAATAGCTTTAGCCTCAGCCTCCGTAACAGCGTTGTCTGGTTTAAGGTAGCAAAACGCCTCCTTCTTTCTGAGAGCGAATATCTCCCCGAATTTAGCCGGTGCGAGTTCCGGTGTGTCGAGCGTTATTGTCACGCTGCCGTCCACGCGGGAAGCGATCTTAGCAACGTGGACGGCTATCATTACACCCTCTATCATTGGACTGGCTCTGAAATTAATTCTTTCATCATTTGTTGAATCTTATTCTTTTCAACCGTCACCTCTTTGTCCAGACATTCGTTCATGTATGCCTTATATTTGTTTGAAAAGTCTTTGATTACTTTCAAGCCGTCTCGGATGGTTGAATTATTTTTTTTTGCTAGCATTTCGGTACTATTCAGGCCGTAGACCTGATTTAATGTCCATGCTTTTACCTGCTTATCGGCTGAGCCAGTGCCCAACCCCATCAATTCAAAGCACCCCTCAATCTCAGCTACTAATATTTCGCGTTCCTTTAGAACTTCATTGAACTTGCTTTCAAATTCCACAAATGTATCCGGGATATTTACCCCGTATGTTTGACGCAATGTGCCATCCAAAAGGATTTTGATTGCCGGATAAAAGCTGTCAAAGGTTGGGTTCCTGAATGTCTTACCATCAATCTGGTTTGTTCTATCCTTAACAACCATAGCTTCCCGCCAAACGGTTTTGTTTTCGCTTATAAGGTCTGATTGCTTTTGCATCAACACGAGTAAATCCGGCTCGAATGCTGTTTCTGTTTCGGCTTTCATCTTGATTCCAGACTTAAATATTTCTCGCTTCCCTGTTTCGGCATTCTTTTCATCCGTATATTCGTATCCAGCACGACCGGTAAAGATTATGTGACATTTAGCCATCACAAAAGGATTTGAAAATTCAGCTTTCCATTTTGGTTTTACCACTCCCCAATCCTGGAACTCAAGGCGATTACGCTGCATTGGCTTTCCGTTCTTATCTGGCCGATTCAAATATGCCTGCATGAACTCTTCCCAAACGTGTGTGATTGAATCAATTATGAGAATATCCGCCCCGCCATCTTCACACCATTTGATCGCTTGGTTCAATGCAGCAAGGCTTCGCTGCTCATCGTCCACAATGGCCTCAATTTCGGCAGCGTCAAATGATGGCTTTAAAGCCTTAAATGCTTTCTCTGTGTCAAACAATGCTATAGGCTTATCTGATTTGATTAGCTTATGAACACCAATGGCAACTTGCGTGGCTGTGAAAGTTTTACCATCACCAGCAAATCCTTCAAACGCCATCTTTAAAAAGGGTCTGTTGTTTTCCAATTTCTTAAACATTTTAGTTAGGTTTTATTTTAGGAACTATGAATCTTAACCCCTCCTACTATGGTTAGGGTAACGGTGTGTTCGGTGGGGGAGAAGGTGCGAGTGGTCATTTCAAGAGTTCCAGACGGGCTTCCAGTTCTTTAATCCTTTCCTGCAACGCCTCTTTGTCCTTTCCGGTGGTTGCTAGAATTTCTACTATGTCCACTTTCTTCATGGTCATAACGTAGGCTTTCCATTCAGGGCCAAATGTTTCGTAGTTAGCTGTTGATACTGGTGTTCTCATCGCTTTGCATTTGGTTACTGTTTCCATTTTATGGTTTTTAATTTAGTTTCACAACAATATATTTTTACATGCCCGGCAGTGATCGCGGTAACGGTGCAGTCGGATAGCTGAAAGGTTTTAACTGTTTGCGTAGTCATGGTTAGTTTAAATAAAGAACAGCGCAGTTTCTATAAACCTTTTGGTTGGCATTAAGAATAATACTCTTCGATGTAAAATTAATCACCTGAACTACCCTGAGTTCATTTGATAATATTTGCTTAACGTGGTGCATTGTAGCCAATCAATATTCCAACGGCAACCGCCAGCGCAACGGTAAACCCAAATATAATCACCCACCCGATTTCTTCCTTTGCCCGGTAATGATCCAATAGGTGATAAGTGTGATCGGTATCTTTGCGCCCATTAGCCAAGTCTTGCAAAGCCTTGTATATTTTCTCTTTCATGGTTTTCATCGTGTCAGTTTTTTAACTTCGTTCGAGAAATCGGCCAGCAACTTAACCTTGTCGATCTGCAACGGTTCACTTTTTGCGATCAGATCAATCAAGATACATTCGCAATCGGTCAACGCCCGGTTGTAAAAGTAGTTATCCATGTTCACCGGCTTGTCGGTCAGTTCCTTTTCTGTAAGTGTGTTCATGGCTTATTGGTTGTAATATTTAAACATGGGCATCTCCACGGCAACCGGGATCGGCTCATTGTTCTCGTCAAGCTCTACCCATTCGTTACGTGACAGCATAAGGTATTCACCTATAAACTCGTTATCGTGGTCACGGTAAAGTTCTTTAAAACATTCCGAAACATCATATTCGGGAAGCCTTAAAACCGCTCTCAAAAATTGACCGAAGGCATAGCAGTCAAGGTCAAACGAATATCGGATATAACGCCCATCGAAGTCCTTCCCGTAGTCAATAAATAATTTTACAAGCCCGTCCCCCTGGGTTAAAATCCCGTAAAATTTGCCAAGTTTTTGTTTTTCTGTTTTCATGTTTGTGCCGGTTTGGTTAGGCATAAGTAGAAAACTTTCTACTAATATCCAAATTGGCTAGTATAATTATTTCTATTATGTTTGTCCTATGAATTGGATAACCGTCAAAGAATACGCAGAAAAGCAAGGAATAAAACTTGCCGCTGCCTACAAAAGAATCTATGACAATAACGTTGAATCTAAAAAGATTTACGGTAAAATAGTAGTTAAAAACAAATAACGATGGTTCACCAAGAACAGCTAAACCAAGTCATTGCCGCCTTAGAAAAGGAGATAGCATCACAGGAATCTAAGGCCACCGATCTATCCTTCGATATAAAGGTTAAGAAGGCCAAACTCAAACAACTAAAGAAGATAAATGATAATCCAGGAACGGAAAAGACCGTGGATAAATACCCAACGCCAATCATCAAGTACCGATGGATTCTATCAGTCTAAACAGTGGAAACGAATCGTATCATCTTTCTGGTTAGGCTTTTGGGATTACTTAGGACAACGTGTATCAAATAGGCTTTGTAGAGAATGTTTTAAGAAAGGAATAGTCAAGTTAGCTAAATATGTAGATCACATTATCCAACGTAAATTAGGCGGCAGCGATGAGAATGACAACCTTCAAGGACTATGCTCATCCTGTCACAACAGTAAGTCTGCACAGGAAGGAAACCAAATGAGAAAGCAATGAGCAAACCAAAGAGTATTATTGTTAAGGTTGGCAACAAAGTAATAGGCGAACTGAGTCCTAAGCAAGTGACGCTATGCAGAACCAATGAAAAGAAATCAAAGAACATACAAGACATAGTTGATATGAGCAAAGACCCACGTTGGATTGCTTTTGTTGAGTCGCAGGGGGCAGGGGGTCAAACTGCCACGGAATAAGCCTTCCTTTGAAACCGCGCTTTCGATTATTTTTGTTCTCGCAGACTAACAAGACCGGGGGGTTAACCTAAAACATGGATTTTCTAAGTGAAAACGGGCATTTAATATATCAGCAAATAGAGAAGCATTGCGGGGAGCGCTTTAAGATGATGGACATCGACCATCTTGAAATGGCGATGCTAGCGAATAGTATTGATCTGTATTCGAAGGCCGCAAAGTACTGTCTTGACAATGGGGTAAAGTTCACAATTACGACTGAGAAGGGTGGGAGTTATGAACAGATTTGCCCTGAGTACACAGTTATGAAAAACGAGTACCAGAACATACTAAAGCACTCATCCAAGTTCGGATTAAACCCCGGAGATCGGGCGAAGTTTTTCAAGGGACTGGATGATAAGAAAGGCAAGAAAGGTTTCAATTTGGACGGCAAAATGAAAGTAGCTTGACCGAAGCCGAACACTACGCAAACGAAGTATTAGAGGGGCGGATTGTTGCCGGCAGACTTATCCGGTTAGCGTGTCAGAGGTTCCTGAATGACCTTAAGCGGACGGATATTTATTTTGATGAGAAGGAGGCCAATAAAATGATTTTCTTTTGTGAGAATCATTTAAGGCAATGGGAGGGGGATTGGCAGGGGTTGCCCGTTAAACTTGAACTGTGGCAGAAGTTCCATTTTCAGCAATTATTTGGGTGGATTCGGAAGGACACACAGACGCGGAGGTTTACGAAGTTTTACCTTCAGGTGAGCAAAAAGAATGGAAAAAGTAGCGAGTGCGCGTGGTTGTCAGACTTCCATTTGTTTGCCGATGAACGGATTAAAACCCCGAAGGTATTCACCGCGGCAAATAACGAAGATCAGGCGAAGATTTGCGTTAACATGGCGGGGCGTACTATTGAGTGGTCACCGGACCTTGCGGATCTTGTTGAGGACGGAGAAGTAAAACTATCAACCTATGGGAGCAACATTACCGAAGTCATCCACAAAGGCAAGGACGGATTCATTAAAGCCCTATCAAAAGAAGGCGGTGACAAGAAAGCTAAAACAAGCGGGGGCAAGCACGGTATTAACGCAAGTCTTGGTCTTGTCGATGAGTTCGGTATGTCCCCTGACCACGGAGCAAGCGGATCAATTGCTACGTCAATGGCAAGCCGCAAGGAGAGGCTTATGGCCTATCTTACGACAGCGGGCTTTAACATGGAGGGGCCGTGTTTTGCAGAACTCCGAGATCAAGGAATCAAAACGCTCGAAGGCGCGATAATGATGGACAACTACTTGCCCATAATTTACGAACTTGATACACCAATGGGAGAGGATGGCAAGCCCCAAGAAATTACCCTTCAATGGCTACTTGCCAACGAGCAGGAATGGTACAAATGCAACCCTAATTTAGACATATCTGTTAACCGGGAATATCTCCGCGAAATGGTTCAGAATGCGATTAGTTTGGGAGGTACAACCGAGACCGAGGTAATGACGCTGAACTTCAACCGGTGGATGGATTCCCCGGAGGTATTTATCCCAGCAGACATTTGGAACAAAAACACCCACGGCCACAAGGAGGATGACTATCTTGGCAAGCAATGTTTTGGCGGCATTGAGTTGGTAGGAGCGAAGGGCATGAGCGCGTTTTGTTTGTTGTTTCCTGGTGAAAAGATTACAGCGGTAAAGATGTACTTTTGGGGGCCAGAGGATTATTTTGCGAACAATACCGATAGGTTTGATAGGTACAGAGATTGGCAAGACCATATCAAAGTCGATGCCGGTAACGTTGTGGAGAATGAGTTTATCGTGGAATGGCTTTTGTCTGAGATTGAGAAGTATAATCTTGTGTCGTTTGCCTTTCCGAAATTAAAAGAGAATGATGATATTGTGCAGGGGTTGATAAAGGCTGGGGTAACCGGTGAACCAATATCGCAAGCGGTAGGAGCCATCGGAAACCCAACAAGCCAATGGGAGGATTTACTACATGCTGGCACGGTAGAGCATTTTAAAAACCCCGTGCTTACCTGGATGAATAGCAACTGCAACGTTATACGCAAAGAGGCGGGCATAAGGGTGGAGAAACAAGGCAGCAGGGTAGTGGGTATCTCCGCTTGTATTAACGCGGTGGCGCAATGGAAAACAGACGTTCCGGTTAAGAGTGTGTATTCGGAAAGAGGCGTAATTTCACTTGACGATTACTAATGACGGTTCAACTATTTGAGGATGGGAAACTAAAGTGGACTATGGAGCCGGTTGGTGACGTGTCGCAATCCGACTTCGTTATCTTACCAAAGACTTTAATGGTAGGCGGGTGCATGAGTGCCGATGCATTTGATAGAATCTTTTGGGCTAATGTTACCATGAGTAACACAAACCGAGACGCATACGAGAAGGCCGAACAGTTGCACCAACAGTATTTCGAGCGTAGGAAATATTCAGACTACGAAACATATAAGAGTTCTAAATCTCAACGGATGAAAAAATGAAACAAAAAATTAAGTATTGGCTTATGTCTCTAAAGCACGGAGATATAAGATTATTTGGGCTTTGCATATCATTCGGATTTAGAGAAAAAATAAGAGAGTTGAAATTATCCGCCCCATCATGCAAGGTTAAAAAGCATGATGATGGATTTCTTTATCTGTATGACATGAGCGGTAATAAATTACCTCATCAAATCTCATTAGAATTATTTGATGGAGTCAATAAATGCCCTAAAGCAAAGGTTGAATTATGCGTTGATATTTCAGAATTATGAACGTCCACATAATCAAACCCTACTCCCTCGAAAAGAACCTGGGGAAAGTTTACAACGAAGCCATGAACCGGATACCTGATGGCGATTGGGCATGTTTGATGGATTATGATACTTGTTTTTTAACAGACGATTGTGGCAGAATCCTTCACGAATACGCGACTAAATACCCTGAGGCCGGACTCTTTACATCCTTTACGAACAGAATACATCCTAAAGCAACCGATCAGCTACTTGACGGCCAATTCAGCGAGAACCTAAACATGGGTTACCACATCGACCGAGCCTATAATCAGAAGCGACTTCTTTACAAAGTCACCGAACTAAACCATGAGGTTAGCGGATTTTTAATGATGGTCAGTAAAGAAACATGGAAGAAAACAAAGTTTGTAGAAAACGCAAAGTGTTTAAGTGTAGATAATCAGTTTTCTTGGACTATATTAGAAAGCGGGAAACAAATTTATAGAATGGACGGTCTTTATGTTTGGCATTCGTACAGAATAAAAAACGGGGTTAAGGATAAGTCACACTTAATCTAAAAAATATGGAATGGAAAGCAATAAATGGTTTTGAAGATTTGTACAAAGTATCTTCTGACGGGCAAGTCTTTTCAATAAAAAGCAACAGGAATTTAAAGCCCTGTAAAACTCCAGACGGATACCTTTTTCATAGACTTTATAAAGACAGAAAAGTAAGCATATTCAGGGAGCATAGATTGGTTGCTATCGCCTTTATTCCGAACACTGAAAACAAGCCACAAGTAAATCACAAAAACGGAATAAAAACCGATAATAGTATTGAAAATCTTGAGTGGGTAGATCAGTTTGAAAATATGCAACACGCACTTAATAATGGTTTATTCCCAAGGCGTGATGGGAAGTTTAATTCAAGAGCCAAAATAGTAGTAAACTTAGAAACCGGAATTTGTTTTGATACAGCAAAAGAAGCTGCAATAGCGCACGGCATTCCGGCAACTACATTAAGGGGATATTTGAATGGCACAAATACGAATTACTCAAGCATGGTTTACGCATGAAAACCTGTTACACGGTAATCATAGGAGCGTATGACGACTTGAAACAGCCCGCCTTTGTTTCGCAGCACTGGAAATATATTTGCTTCACCGACCAAGACCTTGAACTACCACCGGATAACGTATGGGAAATAGTAAAAATAGTGCCAGACCCTAACCTAAGTAACGCAAAGAACGCAAGGAGAATCAAGATACTTTTCTACGAATACATCAAAACAGAATTTTCACTTTTTATCGATGCCACGTTTTACATCAACTGCGATCTAAATAGATGGTGGAGACGGTTTCAATTACCCATGACTTGCGTTAGTCACCCTTTTGATGATTGTATCTACACAGATGTTCGTAGTTGTATGGGTGGCAAGAAAGGCGATTTCTTTACGCTTGTTCGGCAGACTAACGACTATCGAAACATCGGCATTGAGGAACACAAAGGATTAATTGCCTCCGGTATTCTCATGCGGCAAAACACAAAGGAGGTCAGGGACATTTGTGAGACATGGTGGAGCCAAGTTGAAGAATATACAGAGCGCGACCAAATCGCTTTTGGTTATGCGGCCTTTAAGCATCCTGGGATATTCCATACCATCCGATGGAACTACCAAGATCCTAACATAAAAGAATTTTTACACGTCCCTCACTTGCATAAATTGTGGAGGAGTGTAACGGAGAAGCACGTATTAGCTAAAATGAAAAGACGATGAACCTTAAGGCATACCGCAACGAAGAAACTGGCCGCTGGCACATGGAAGGCGTTGAGCCAGAAACCGAAACCTATCAGCGCATTTTAGAAATGCTTAAAGGAGGCACTAATTTTAAGTTTGCCCGTTATGGTGATGGCGAACTTTACTGCATGACCGGAAGGGCAGGGCGCAACTGTGACGGTCATCAATACTTTCCTGAGCTTGGCGCAAGATTGCGGCAGGCGGTAACCTCAAATCCAAAATACATGGTCGGCATTCAGCCGCTATCCGTTAGCCACTTACCCGAAAAGGTAGAGGAGTATTTCAGTAGGATAAATCCACTGTTCAACGCAGACGTTTTCCATTCGGCAAGTATAGATGGGCAGTTAGATTATTTTTTCGCAGCACTGGAAGGCCGTTATATTATTCTTGTCGGCCCTGCCCATCTTGCTACATTGTTTGATGGCTCTGTTCATATCGTTATACCATCGCGGGATTGTTGGCTACAATACGAGCAAATCAAAGAACAATTAAAGTTTCATTTGATTAAAGATTGCGTTGTTTTACTGTGCGCTTCGATGATGAGCGAGGTTTTAATTTGTGACCTGAAAGACTATCCATGCACAATCATAGATACTGGGAGCCTATTCGATCCATATGCAAATGTTAAATCACGCAGCTATCACCATAAACTAAAACTCAATGATTGACATTAAACAATGTATCGCAGACGCGGAGGCGCACAAATCAAAACTAACCGAGGAGTATATTGCCAAATTGGACGGACTAAGCTCCCCTAAAGTATGGCATTTACTGAATAACCTTTGCGCTGGTTCATCCGCTTATCTGGAGGTTGGATGTTACAAAGGTTCTACCCTACTCGCAGCACTCTACCAAAATCCTATTTATGCTTATGCTATTGATGATTTCTCAATGTCACCCGAAACCCGCAAAGACTTTTTTAAGAACACCGATGGCGCGAAGTTCTGGTTTTATGAAGGAGATTGTTTTAGTTTCAATATTGGCGATATTAAAAAACCTATTGATTTATATTTCTACGATGGCGCACACACTGGAGAGGCTCAGTATAAAGCACTCACACATTTTGCCGGTACGCTTGCAAATGAGTTTATTTTCGTTTGTGATGATTGGGATTTATCCAAAATGAAAACCTGTACTTTTTCAGCGGTCAAAGATTTAGGGTTTAAGATAACTGAATACCATGAACTGAAGGGCCATACAGCCGGGACACTTGAGGCAAGGAAGGCCGGATGGTGGGGCGGAATAGGGCTTGTTAGAGTAAAGAAATAAATTCTTGAGTAGCTCAGGCCGCGTTTAATAAACGGTGAAGTTCTGAGGTAGGCTTACAGGCGGGTTCGATGCCCGCAAATATTAATACCATATATGATAACACGAACCGACCTCCTAAATCATTTAGCCGCCAAGCATAACCTCAAAAGGTACTTGGAAATCGGCTTGCAGTCAGCAGCGCAAAACTTTGATAAAATTCAATGCGAGTATAAAGTAAGCGTTGATCCTGACCCGAGCGCTCATGCAACTTTTTGCATGACGAGCGATGATTTTTTTGAACGACTTAAACCAGGGAATCAGGATTATATATTTGACCTGATTTTTATCGATGGATTACACACAGCCGAACAAGTGCAAAAGGATTTTGAGAACGCAATCAAAATACTTTCATCAAACGGCTATATAGTAATTCATGATGCAAATCCACAGAAAGAGGAACATACAATAGTTCCACGGCCAACACCAAGCGGCCATTGGAACGGGTCATGTTATAAATTTGCTGTCCAGCTTGCCTCCAATTGGGCTAACTATAAAACTGTGGATATTGATAACGGATGTGGGGTATTTTATAACTGCTTTGAAAAATTCAGTTTGCAGGCAGAGCCTAAAGACTGGAATCACTTCAACCGAAACCGGAAAGAACTTCTTAACCTGATTACTTGGGATGAATTTGTAAGCCTATGAAAATCTACATTCTTTCTACTTACGGTGAATATGGTGCTGAGAACGTAATGGCGACCGATTCAAAAGAAAAGATGATTGCCTTAAAGGAGAAGCTAGACAATGAGTTTACCGAGCGGCTAATAAAAGAAACAACCGACTGGAAAGAGCCAAACAAGTCAGAGTATTTGCAGAAACAAAAGGATTTGATGATCGAAGAAATGGAAACTCTTAAAGAATGTCTAAATGAGGACGTACTTACCGGGAAAACAACCGGTCAAAATTTAGCAAGTGGATGGGGCGGCTATATGCTGCATATTATTGAATTGGTATGAATCTATCGCTATTGGTTCATACTTTCAACAAATACCAATTCCTTTGGCCTGGCAGCCTTGAGGCGTGGAAGCTAGTTTACACCGAAACAATACCCTTCTATTGGGGAACGGATGAACCCGCACATGGTAAATATGACTTTGGGAAGTTTCAACTCCTGTATTCTGGCAAAAACCAATGGAGCGACCGCCTGTTAACGCTACTTAACCACATTAAGACGGATTACGTCCTTTACGCGCAGGAGGATCATTGGCCAACCGCCAAGCCGCCTGATTTGCGCGAAATGATGCAGATTATGAACAAAAAAGGGCTGAAACGCCTTCAATTGAGCCCGATAGTTCAGTTTTATAGCCTTGTCGGGAGCGAATTTCCGCTCTATTTCCATCAGAAAAGCAAATATTTAGTCAGTCATCAGCCTTCAATATGGGATCGAAAGTTCTTTATTTCATGCCTTGAGCGCGGGCAATCACCCTGGATTAACGAGTATGAGGGGAGTAAAACACTGTCTTTAATGCCGGAAATACAGGGTAAAATAGCCATTTGGCCGTGTAATTGGTTCCATCATGCCTGCATTAAAGGGAAATTGATTGAACCACAAAAAAGCCCCGCATTAGCAGGGCTCATCGGGTAGCCTTGCAGCTACCGTGATATTTTTAGACCGTTATTTGGTTGATCATGGTTACAAATTTCCAAATATTCCACGTGAAACCAAAATCAGGACTAAATAGTTAACGCGGTTAACCGTCCCAAATCATTTTACTGCTCAATTTCGGGGAAAAATTACCGGGTTGGGATTCATAAAACACACTTTATCGTATTTCTATCCAGAATTAAGGGCTTCACTCGAAAACCCGTCTACATCGCTATCTAATTTTGCTGAAATAATGGATGCGGGGCAGAAAACCACCGCTAACATCACCGTCAACGAAACCAAAGCGCTTGGCATAGGTGCTTATATGTCCTGTTTAAAGGTTTTAGGCGAAACCATGGCAAGTATGGATTTGGAGGTAGTCGAAAGGATAGGTAAAGCCACCCGGGCGAACACAAAACATCCAAACTACTGGCTTCTCCACGCTGAACCATCGCCATACTATAACCGGTTTGAGTGGGTGCAGGCTATGGTGATCTGGGCTGCTTCTTGGGGGAATGGTTATTCAAAGATTAAGCGCGACCGGTTCGCCAATGCATCAGAATTACAAATCCTTCCTGAGTATGACGTAACGCCAAAGCTCACGGAGCGCGGTAAACTTTACTATGAATGGAATGATAACGGAAGGACAGAGATTATCATGGCGGAAAATATGTTCCACCTGAAGAACATCGGCACGAATGGACTTAGGGGGATGTCTACGGTTGATATGCAGAGGGAGACCATTGCAAACTCACTGGCCAAGCAACAACACGAAGGAGCATTTTACGCCAATGGCGCGAAGGCTTCCGGGGTGTTGATGACACCTGGCACAATGGGGCCAAAGGAGAAAGACAACATTAAAAAATCTTTCAACAAAGAAACCGAGGGTGCGAAGAACAGATTTAAAACTATCGTGTTGGAGGAGGGAGTCAAATACACCCAACTCACCATACCGAACACTGACGCGCAGTTTCTACAATCAAAACAGTATGACCGCTCTGAGGTTGCCGGGTGGTTCAGGATGCCTCCGCACAAAATAGGCGACCTGAGTAATTCAAACTACTCAAATATGGACGCTCAGGATAGGTCGTTCGCCAAAGATGTAGCTGTCCCATGGGCGGAGCGTATCCAACAGGAACTTGATCGTAAACTTTTGTTTGATGACGAACGCGGACGGATCACACACCGATTTAATCTGGATGACCTGATTAAAGGCGATATAAAAACGCGCTACGAAGTGTATGCAACTGGTATACAGTGGGGTATAGTTAAGCCAACAGAACCACGCGAGCAAGAAGGATGGGAAATGGAGAATACAGAGGTTATCGATAAATTTTTTATGAACTCCACCATGCAGCCGGTAGAAACATTGGGACAGGAACCTAAACAAAATCAAAATGCCGCATAAATTTCAAGTTGAAGGTATAAAGGAACTAAACCCGAAAGGATTCGGGGGAATGGTTTCTCGTGCCGTAACCATCGGCAAAAAAGAAATTGATTTCGAGAAAGGTATTGATACCATCGCAACTACAGAAGCCCCCGCCCTGGTAATTGATTGGGAACGCTGGCAGGTAGTCCGGGAGGTTCTCCCGATGCGCTACATGGAAGCCCCAAACAATGATAAAGTGCCTTTGTTAGATTCTCACAGCCGCTTTGAAGTAGAGCAGATCAAAGGGAGTGCTAAAAACTTCCGCACTGAATCCGGGGAGTTGCTTTGTCAATGTTTTGTAAGCGAATCAGAGCAAGACGTTCGCACAAAGATCAAAGAGGGTCACATTGACAGCGTTTCCATAGGCTATCGGACGGAAAGCGAGTCAACAGTAGAAATACCGAAAGGTGCTAACGTAACGATTGATGGAGTTGCTTATAAAAATGAGTTTACAGACGGCTATCCTATGGTAGTGCGTACCTGGTGGAAGACTCATGAACTTTCCTTAGTAGCAATCGGGGCAGATGAAGCCGCGAAATTCAAATCAGTTACCAACAGCGAAACTAAGAAGTTTTTCGACAAACTGGCCATCCAGGAAAAAGCAATCAACGATTTGCGTTCTGAGATTATGCAATTGAAGGGCGAAGGAGAATCGGTAACGGATTTAAAAAAGAGACTTGTAATGAAACTTACAATAATGAAACACGAATTAAAATTAAACTAAAAAACAATGGCAAAGAAAAGTCAGGAATGCAGAAAAAAAGCGGAAACACTATACAAGAGCATAAAAGAACTGTATAGCAAAGAAACGCTTACCCCGGAGGACGATCAAAAGTTCGACCAATGGAACAAGGACTATGAGAAACTTATGGCGGACGCTGAGAAATTTGAGGCGTTTGAATTGAAGGAGATCGAAGAGTTGGAAGAGAACAAGGAAATTGAAAAGACCCTCAAAAAAGGCGACCTCACCCCGGAACAGAAAAAAGAGTGCGAAAATCTTGCACTGAAAGAGTATGTTTTGACCGGTTCTGTTTCTCAGGAACTTCGCAAGTTCATGGCTCCGGCCAAAGGCGAGAAAGACGACAATTCAATGATCGAAAATGAGTACAAGCGCCTGGGAGTAACCCGCGTAAACACTCAAAGCACGTCAGACGGTTCAGGTGGTTACACTATCGCAACCGGATTTCAGGCAGAACTTGAAAAGGCTATGCTTGCTTTCGGTGGGATGCTACAGGTTTCCCGCATGTGGAAGACAGCAAAGGGAAATGTTGTGGATTGGCCTAAAGTTAACGATACCGCTAATCGTGCCTATCTTTTGGCAGAGGCCGGTAACGCTGAAACATCAGCCGTTAAGATCACAGACGCGCAGCAACAATTTGAAGCATACAAAATCACTTCCGGTCTTTTGAGACTGTCCAGTGAGATCATTGAGGACTCCGAATTTAACATCATTTCCGAAGTGAACGCATTTTTGGCCGAGAGAATGGGGCGTGGTATTAATTACTACACCACTTTGGCCGATGGGTCAAGCAAGCCGAAAGGAATTACCGTTGCTGCCGCACATGGTAATAATACCGCAAACGACACAGCTTTAGCGGTCAATGATTTTATAGGTCTTGAGCATGAGATCGACCCCGCTTACCGCGTAGGTGCTAATTGGATGTTCCATGACAACGTATTGGCCGCGATTAAGAAAATATCTTTGGCCGCTACAGTTGGTTATCCTTTCTGGACTCCATCTTTTGCCGCTGGCTCACCTTCAACGATCCTGGGTTACCCTTATGTAATCAATCAGGATATGTTTGCTTATCAAGATGGTGCAGCCTCTGCGAACGATAACCAGAAAGTCGCTTTATTTGGCCAATTCAAGAAATACATCATTCGTACTGTAAACAGCATGCGGTTAGTTCGCCTGAATGAGCGTTTCGGTGATACTGACGAAATCGGATTGGTTGCTTTCTGGAGAATTGACGGTGACTTGCTGGATGCCGGAACGCACCCCGTTAAGTATTTGAGAGCATCAGCAACCTAATCAATTAGGTTAATGAATCCTGTTTTAATCACACCACCGGCTGCCGAGCCCATTGATGTCGCGGAGGTGCAAACGCATCTCCGCGTATCAGGGCAGAGCGCGGAAATTACGCGGCTCATAAAGGCTGCCCGTGGTGTGGTTGAGCGGTATCTTAACCGGGCATTGATTACTCAGACTTGGGACGCTTATTATGAAGGTTGGTGTGAGTTAAAACTACCCTATCCGCCATTAGCGGCAACGCCAGCGCCCGTTGTTTACTACCGAAATCTTGATGGAACAGAGGTAACGCTATCATCAACGCTTTACCACGTTACCAAAGATGAACCAGGTGAGATTGTACGCAAGTATGATACTAAGTGGCCAGAATTACAGTATGGCCATCCACAACCGGTCAGAATTAGGTGTGTGGTGGGTTATGGTTTATCAGGAACATCGGTGCCGGAAGAAATAAAACACGCCAT